CAGGTTAAGCGCAGCCTACCGACCGCCCCGTTCCTGATGTGCTCGCTTGACGGCTGGACCGTCGAGCTGCTGTATCAGAAAACCAAGACGGACAGCAAGGGACACAACATAACGACCTACACCAACCGCCTTACAATCGTGGTAGTGCTTGACCCGTGCGTCGACTATCCAATGGGCTACGCCGTCGGCGACCATGAGTGCCCGGAACTGATAAAAGCGGCATTAAGGAACGCCGCGATCCACAGCCGGGAGCTGACCGGCGAAATGCTCAGATACAACCAGGTGCAGAGCGACCGCTACGCGATAAAGACCATGACCGACCTGTACGCAGTGTTAGGCGACAAGGTGATACCGGCACAGGCGCACAACGCAAAATCGAAGCCCGTAGAGCCTTATTTCAAGCACTTAAACATGACCTACTGCCAGCTGTTTCCGAACTGGGCCGGCTACGGTGTAACGACCGACCCGATGCGGCAACCGAACAGCGAGGCGCTGAACAAGAGACGGCACAGCTTCCCCGATGAAGCCGGACTCCGGGCGCAGATAGATGAAATAATGAGGCTGGAGCGTGCGCAGAAAATCGGCAAGCTCATGGAGAAGCTGGCGAAGCTGAAACCGGAACACCGTCTGCCCATGAGCCGCGAAATGTACCTGCTGAACTTCGGCGCAGAAACCGGCTTTAAGAACGTTTTGGAGGGCTGCGGACTGCGCCCCACCATTTTAGGCGTGAAGCGTGATTATGACTGCTTCGACCTGACATTCAGGGACCACGCCTCAGAGCGCTGGACGGTCAAGTATGACCCCGAGGACCTGACGCAAGTTCTGGCAGTGAACGAAGCAGGCACACGCCGCTATATGCTTGAGGAAAAGTATGTGCAGCCAATGGCATTAGCCGACCGGAAGCCCGGCGACGCAGAGCAGCTCCAGAGGGTGCGCGACTTCAACAAAGAGCTGGAAGCTGAGACCGCGCGGCGCATGGGCGACCACTTCGAGGGAGCCCGGCGCGTGATAGAGCGGGCCGCAGAACTGCCGATCCACGGCACCCCGGCACTGGGCGCGTGCATGGAAGACCGGCTCATGCTGACGGACAGCCGCGGGCAGCACAAAGACAACCGCAGCCGCAAAAGACTTGCCGCCGCCGACATCGAAGCCTTAGAGGTGGAAACCGTGGAGATACCTGTAACACGCCAGGGCGACGCGGTGGAAAGTGTGAAAGTAAACGATTATTCAATTTTTTAAGACGTAAAAGGACATGACAACAGAACAGAAACAACAGATTGCCGACCAGCTCCGCGCCTACTGCGGGCAAAAGGGGAGCCAGAACAAAGCCGCCAACAGCCTTAACGGGGTGAGCAGCGCGACAGTCAGCAAAATACTTTCGGGACAGTGGGACACAATAGCCGACGACATGTGGCGGAGCATAGCCGCCCAGACAGGGACAGCCGAAGCCAACGGGTGGCAGGTGGTGAAGACCCGCGCCTACGATATAATGACATTCACGCTTGCCAGCGTGCAGGCCGACTCTCTGACTGCCGCAGTTATCGGCGGAGCCGGGAGCGGCAAGACCGAAGCCATAAAGAACTACACCGCAGCCGGACGCAATGTCTATCACATGGTCTGCTCCGAGTATTGGAACCGGCGCACATTCATGGCGAAACTGTTGCAGAACATGGGCGCGACGGTAGCGGGCACCACGGTAAGCGACATGATGGACAATATCGTGGACACGTTGAAGCGCAAGGACTCGCCGCTGATAGTTCTGGACGAGGCCGACAAACTGAGCGACCAGGTGCTTTATTTTTTCATAAGCCTGTATAATCAGCTCGAGGACCAGTGCGGCATAATCCTGACCGCGACCAGCAACCTGAAAGCGCGGATTGAAAAGGGGCTGCGCCTGAACCGCAAAGGGTATGCGGAAATTTACAGCCGCATAGGGCGCAAATTCGTGGAACTGCCGCTGCCGGACAGTGAGGACATAGCGCGTGTATGCGTTTCCAACGGCGTGCGCGATACCAAGGCAATAAACAAGATCGTGGACGAGGCAGACGGCGACCTGAGGCGCGTAAAACGCAGCGTGTGGGCCATGCTGAAAGGAGGTGCGCAATGAGTGGAAAGATAACAGTAACTTTCAAGGGCGGCAAACGTCGGGTTCTAAAATCGCCCGACACGCTGCCGATGATAGACGGGCGGCGCGAGGCTTACTTCGTGTTTAACAATTTCCAGGTTTATACCGGGTACAGTGATGGAGAGGTGGACGAGGACGGCGATTTCTGCGTAAGGGCTGCCAATTCAGGCATAAAAGGCGTTGCCGGCATTGGCTTGCCTGCCGCCCGGCTTATGGGCTGGGCTTATGTGAACCCCAAAAGAGCGAAAAAATGAAACCTTACCCCGTAAATTTCAAGTTCCGCGCTGAGTTTGACCTCATGCCGTCATGGCTGCCTCAGGTGCTCCAGGACTGGCTCGAGGAGGGCTGGACGTGCGACATAACAGTGAAGCGAGTAAAAGGCTGCTACGGGCCTAAAACGGTGCGTGTGATGATAGAAGCGAACACCACCGAGGACCTGGCGGCGAAGCGCAAGGCATTAAACGCGATGATCGAGGCCAAGGGCTACGGCCCGGAGGCACTGCGAGAACGGCCGCGACCGGCGAAAAAATAAAGAGCAATGGGCAGAGCGATAAGTAACAAAAACGTGCTGGCGGCACAATTCGAGACCGCAGACTTCGACGGGCCGTTCCTGGCGAGCTTCGGCCGCCCGGAGCTCCGCGGGGTGTGGCTTATCTGGGGCGACAGCGGCAGCGGCAAAACGACTTTCACGCTCCAGCTCTGCAAGTATCTGGCCGGCTTCCGTCGCGTGGCTTACGACAGTCTGGAACAAGGTCTGAGCCTATCGCTTCAAAAGGTATGGGAGCGCGTGGGCATGGCGGAAGCCGGCAGCAATATAATCCTGCTGAACAAAGAGGACTTGCCGGAACTGTGCGCCCGACTGCGGAAGCGCAAAAGTCCTGAAATAATCGTGATCGACAGCCTGCAATATCTGGACAAATTCTACATGAAGCAATTCAAGGATCTAAAAGCTGAATTTCCTGACAAACTGTTCGTGTTCATAAGCCAGGCCGACAAGGCAGGCAAGGATCCGGACGGGCACATAGCGAAAAAGATACGCTATGACGCGGACATCAAAATCAAGGTCGAGGGCTTCAAGGCATTTGTAACAACGCGCTACGAGGACCGGGACAAAGGCGAGGGCGGCGCGGACTTCATAATCTGGGAGCAGGGCGCAAACGACTACTGGGCCGAACAAATCAAATAATTACGACTATGGCAAAAGAAAACAAGACAATGGACGAAATACACCGCGGACTGCTGAAAAAATATCATACCCTTTGCACAGTTCTGGGGCTTGATGATGAAGCGAAGCGTGCGATCCTGACAAGCTGGGGTGTTGAGAGCAGCCGCGACCTGACGCAGCACCAGCTCATAGACATCTGCGGAAAGCTGAGCGCCCAGGTGGACGAGAAGCAGGGCACGGCACGACTTGACAAACTGCGCAAGCAGGTAATTGCGGCAATCGGCGGCTGGCTCCGGGAAACCGGGCAGCAGTCGAACATATCAATCATTAAGGGCATAGCCATGCGCGCCAGCGGTTACGCCGATTTTAACAAGATACCGAGGGAGCGGCTGCGCAACCTCATAGCGACATTTAACAACAAAGTCAAGGACGCCCGGGCGGTTGACGCTCTGACCGACGCGATGCTGATGCAACATTATTCGGCAGGCGGCGAAATTGACCCCACGCTAAACTAACGAGCCGATGAAAAAGGACAAAAAAGTGTGCTGCATCTGCGGCAAAGAATTTACAGAGTATGGAAACGACCCATACCCTGTAAAAGAGGACGGCGAGTGCTGCCGGTCATGCAATTGGGGCGTAGTTATTCCCAAACGAATAGAACTAAGCACAATAAATCAAGACCCACGAAATTATGACCCACGAACTGGAAAAAATTAAAGCCTACATACTGGAGCAGACGGAGGGCATGGCAGAGAACGCCAAAATCGAGCTGCTGGACGCCCTGGCATGGTGGGCGAGCGAGGAAGCCGGGAGCCTCAATTTCGAGAGCCCGGACGCAGAAGATTATGAATAACGCTGAGCCGGTGTAAAAGGACATGCACCGAAACAGTTAAACACAATTTAACAACCACTTAAAACCCATTTAACAATGAGTGAACAAGTAACAATGTCAGCCGCAGAACGCGCCGAATGGGAAGCGTTCAAGGCTGAAAAAGCGAAAAAGGAAGCTGCGGAGCAACGCAAGCAGCAGCGCGAGACCTACGCGCAAATGGTCGATGATGAACTGGAGCAGGCAATCCCGGAACTGCTGAACCTGAGCGGCGACATCAAAGCCGTTAAGGATACGGTCTTCGGCAACTTCGCGGCCATTATCGACATGAAAGCCGAGTTATTCGGCACCAAGGACGGCGGCCAATATAGCCACACGTTCACGAACAGCGACAGCACCCTGCGCCTCACTCTGGGGGTCAATACTGTGGACGGCTACCGGGACACAGTGGAGGACGGCATCGCAATGGTGCGCGGCTATATTGAGAGCCTGGCGACCGACGACAAGAGCAAGGCACTTGTGTCGGCAGTTCTGCGCCTGCTGAGCCGGGACGGTCAGGGGAACCTCAAGGCCAGCCGCGTGCTCCAGCTGCGCAAAATGGCAGAGGAAAGCCGCGACGACCAATTCCTGGAGGGCGTGAAGATAATCGAGGAAAGTTACCAGCCGAGCATCACGCGCCGTTATATCCGGGCACAGCGCAAGAACCCCAAGACCGGGGCATGGGTCAACATACCGCTGGGCATTACCGATGTGGACCTGCTGCTGGAGAATGAAACGACCCCGGAACCTGATGCGGAAGCAGAGGGAACCGAGGCGGAGGCAGCGGAATAAAAAAGACCGCGCCAGCGTGCTGCCTAAACAGCCAAACGCCAGCGCCGAGCCTTGTGTAAAAGGACGGTGCAAAGATACAAATAAATCGGCGAATGGCAAAGAGAAAAAGGCACAAAAGCACATTGGCGCGGGCAGAAAAAGTAAAAGCGCTCACGGCGTTGCACTATGAGGCCGGGAACCAGGCCAAATGTTACAAAGCCGTATGGCGGCACTGGATAGAGCCTGAGTTTGGTATCTGCTACCGCACCTATCTGAACATGCTGGGTCTGCCCCCGGACACGGAAAGCCGCCAAGACACGCAACCATCGTTATTTGATGAACTGTAAAAAAACGCCCCTGACGGACGCAAGAGCCGCCGGGGGTGTTGTTGTATTAGTCAGCCTTAGAAATCGCGACAGAGAGTCCCGAAACAGCCCTGACGGGGCGCCTTGCGGTTAAGTCCTGCACGCCGCAGACATATCGCTCCACATTTTCGACAATTTCCGCGTGATCGTGGTTGGTTGCCGATGTTGTGAGCATGAAGCCGGAGAAATTCTCGCCGCGTAATCCCTGCATAGCGGCGTTAATGGCGTCGAGCAGGTCGAACACCGCCAGGGCTTCATTTATGCGCGGGTCCTTGTGCCCGTGTGTCGGCACGGCACGGGTAACGACATGGAGGCGGACGGCAAGAGAACCCCGGCGCGCGCCCATGTTCTGCTGCTTCCATTCGACCGCCTCAAACTCAACGAACACGGCGGGGAGCGCGAAAGCCTTGCCGCCGTTGAGGGTCTGGACCTGATTGTTCCAGAGGTCAACGAAAGCCACGCCGGGAACGGCAGCCACGGCGTCGGCGATAGCCTTAAAAATCTGTTTTCTCATTTTCGTAAAAATTCGGTAAGTGATAAATTGAACTTTTGGAGGTTGCGGTCTATGGCTTCGCGGATGATGCGCTGCGTGTCGGGACCGTCGCCGATGAACTGGCGCTGCGGCATAGTTATGATCTTGCCGGTTTTCATAAGAGCCATGCGCTTCCACGCTTCGTCTTTGGTTTGTTTGTACTTGTACCAAAAGAAGCGTTTCATTTTGGCGGTAACGGTTATTTTGCCGCCCTCATTGTGGAGGGTTGTGTAAGGCAGAGCCGATGAGAAGCGCACACCGTCGCCCGACACCTGCCCCTGGGCGGAGCGGCGCATGGCGCTGCTGACCATGAGCAGCGAGCCACGGGGGTAATTGTGGGCGCGGGGCTTCCACTTGTCGGAGAAAAAGCCCTTACGTTCAAAGTTGCGGTCGAACTCGTCGGAGAGGTCCACGCGCATATCTTCGAGAATGTCGGCTTTTAACTTGCTGGGGTCGAGCATTAAATTGGTGTTTAATTATTGTTATATCAGAAAAATGTTGTAAATTTGCGGCAATATGGAAATACCGGCAAAAGTCAGACAGGCGGCGCAGTATCTTGTTGATATGTACGGCGACCACATAGAGCACCTCGGGCAGTACCAGGGTGCGGAGGCTTTTTATTACCGTTTTCCTGATGATGTAACCGCTGGCTTTCCCCCGGTGTACCTGGTGAAAGGCGACAAACTCCGGGAGGTGGGCGAATTTGAAGCCCTTGAAATAATCGGGTCATTTGTCGAAAATCTCAGCGAAAGCGACATTAAATAGTTTGTTATCCACTCGCATTATACCGCGGCAGCCGTGCATGGTTGCCGCGCCGTTTTTACCGAGCCAGTCCAAATCGTGGCTTTCACGCCCGGACCCTTTGGAGTTGTCATGCTGCGGCTCAATATAGCGCAGAGTGCCGTCGGCAAAACGTTGTAAAATGGTGGCATGACCGCCGCCCCCTTTCCAGCCGATAGAGAGCATATAAACGCCGGGATCCTTGCAAATCTCATTGAAAAACTCCACATACCTTTTTTGTGTCATAAGTTTGTATTTTTTACCGGCCATCCAGTCGTTGATGCTGGTATGCTTCGCCGGCGTTCCGTCGAGATTTTGCCACTGTTCCCACAGCTGGTTGCCCCGGCTCAGGTAATCCAGTTTTGTGCCTGGAGTGTTCGACTTCGCCGTTACGTTAAAGCCCATGAGGCGCAGCGCATAGGCGGGCGAACAGGTCTGGCAGTTTATACCATAGCCGCGCTCCTTGCCATAATTGGGGTTAGCGTGCTGCTTGTCGGCGTCGTCCACGCTCATAGGCTTGCCCTTTGTAATGCCGAGGGCTTTTTCTATTTCCAGACAGTGCTCCGCAACGGGCTTTTTTTCCGCTTCGGTCAGAGTGTCGGGCAGTTCCGCGATAATTTCAGCGATGCGCTTGTCGCGCTGCTGTTCCTCACTCATTTGCTCTATTGCCTGTTTAGCCGCTTCGGGTGCTTTGAAATACGGGTGTTTGGGTGGGAACAGTTGCAGGTCCTTGCCGGGATTGAAACGGAAAATCTGCTGTTTGGCGGCTTCGGTGCAGTTGTTGCCCCGGAGCATGGAGAGGGTCGGGTCGCTCTGGGGATATTTGCCCTTGTGGACCTGTACGGCGGTGCATCGGCAGTTCCAGCCGTTGGGCGGCAGATAGAGCGACCAGAACGGGTCGGAGGGCGGCAGCGTGGTGCCGTGCAGAATGGCGTGATCCTCACGCACGCGGTCGTCCTGGGCGGTGCGATATTGCAGGTCGTAACGGTCGCCGTCTTTTTCAATCTGCTGCCAGCGCGAAGCCATGAGGGAGGCGCCGACGGCGTGGTTATACTCCGCATAGAGGTAATTGTGATTATATCGGTTGTTTACCGTTTCAACATCTTTGCGGAACGTTTCAAAGGGTTTAATATCGCCCTTGTCGGTCAGGAGGGACAGCCCCACCTCGCGCAGAGTGTGGTAAGCCTTGAACCCGGAGAAAATAAAAGCGTTATTTTCGAGGGCGTAGCGCACCACTTCGGGGACCTCATGGGGAACGCCGGAGGCAATAGCCGTTTTAAGCTGCTTCACTGTTTCGGCAATGAGGCGGCGCGCTTCGGGAGTTGTGAGCTGCGAGGCATCGAAGCCGCCGGCGTTGTAAACCATGCCGGCAGCGTCAAAAAAGGCCGTGTCGTCAAAATTGGGCTTGTCTGTCGCGTCCGCGAGCTCCAGCAAGTCATTTTCATACAACGACCCCAAAGCGGCGTTAAACGCGAGATATGAGCGCCGGAGCCGCCCCGCCGTGTCAGCCAGCTGCAAGGCGGGGCTCAGTCGAAAAAACGGTCGGGCTGAGTCTTGCTTTCGCGGGGCTTGTCAATGGCCACGCCGTATTTGTCGGTGAAATAGTCGGCGGGAATTTCGTAATACTCCAGGAGCAGGCGTTCAATCTCTCGCTGTTCGGCCGGGGTGTAGCTGGCGGCATTGTTCCAGACAAAGCGTTTGCCCTTGACCGGGAAGCCGTGGGCGGCCATGAGCGGGAGCAGCCGGCCGTTTACAGTATAGCCGGCCATAGTGGCGTCGGCTTCGGTGGTACGCTCAAAAATTTCAAGATGCACCTCGGACTGAGAGAGCGAGGACCCGGAGTCAATGGTCATGGTCTGGTTAAGAATGGCCTTTGACATTTCCGAGTTACAGCGGTCAATGCGGCGGTCGAACACGTTGTAAGCATCGCCGCGGCTGCTTTCCTTGATCTCAATGTTGGTGCCCTCAGGGAACAGACCCCAGAACGCCGCGCCCATGTTTTCGAGCGCGTGCTCCACGCGGGCACGCTCGCTTTCGTCCGGGCTGTTGGTAGTGGCTATGCGCATAGGCTGGCCGAATATCTCCCCGAACATATCCCAGAACGTGAGCATATTCTTTTTGCTGATGTAAGAGCAGGCACATTTGAGCAGGAGGCCGAGGTTGCGGGGCTTACCCACTTCCACGCACCAGTTGGCAAAATCGCCCTCGCGGTACGGAATGCCGCTGCGCCAGTCGTCGCCGGGGTTAATGACCACGCGGCCATATTCCGGGATCACATGTTTACGCGGCACCAGTTCCACACAGTCGTAACGCATGACGCCGTCGCCGCGAATGACATCGCCCAGCTGTATGAGCGAGTGCCCCCAGTATGCGGAGTCCAGCACATAGCCCAGGAAATCGGCGAACCATTCCTGTTGCAGCAGTTCCGTGGCGGCGACATCTTCCTTGCCGTTGCTGTCGACGAGGCGGAAATCCTTTTGCAGCACTTTGCCCTTGCGCTGGGCGATACAGCCGGAGAGGTGGGCGTCGAGCTCACAGTCGGCGTAAATGTCATAAAGCCGCTGGCGGTTTGGGTTTTCGTAGTCGAGTGCGACCTGGTGGGCGTTGCGCCAGTCGTTAATGTCCTTTTTAGTGAGTGTGTCGGTCTGCTGGAGCAGCTGCGCGGTTATCTTGAGACCCTGTTTGCTGGAAGCCATTCGCGCCAGGGTCATGACTTCGGCGCGCGTGGGGCGGTCGAACCAGTCGCGAATGCTTGTGATTATATTGGCCATTATACGGAGATGTTAAGTTAAACGGATATTGCCGGCACTGTCGAGGCGGAGGACGCCCGGCGCGGCAAGCCGGAGAGCCGGGGCGACCACCTGCACAGTTACGGTCTTATAGAAGCGCGTGCCGCCGGTGGGTATGACATGGACGCGGGCAATGCCGGGACGGAACGGCAGAATCCTGCCGTCGGGCTCCACTCCGGCAGCACCGCCGAAAGCCTGGTAAATGACATTCTGGAGTGCGGAGGGTGGCAGCACGCGGGCACTGATGAAACGCGGCACAGGGTTGCCGAGAGTGAGCTGTGCCGGGCAATCGACGCGGAGGCCGTCGGGCACCGGGGCGGCTGCCAGTTCCGCACGGTCGGCGACCGCTTCGAGGCGCTGGCGGCTCTGTTCCGTGAGCTCACGCTGGGCGTTTGTCGCAGTGGCCGCGTCAGTGGCAGACTTCGCGGCAATGTCGGCGGCTGCCTTTGACTTGTCGGCGGCAGTTTTGGCGGTGTTGCAATCTCGGACGGCAGCTGCGGAGGTGGTGTCAAGTTCCTGTGCCTGTTTCAGCACTTTGTCGGTGGCATCGCAGGCGGCAGTGGTTGCCGCCTGAGCGTCGGCGGTTGCGGTGTCGGCGTTGCGCGTGGCGGTCTGAGCGTCAGAGGTGGCGTCGGTGCAATCCTTGAAAACCCTTGCGCCTGTGCGCGACAGTTCCCCGGTCAGTCGCTCCGCTTTGGCAGCGGCAGTGTTGGCCCTGGTGGTCGCGGCGTCCGCTTTTTCGGCAGCTTCAAGAGCCGGACGCTGGAGGATCTCAATCTGCGCCGGCGTAAAATCGTCGAAAGTGAACGGCAGGCCGCGGGTATAGGCAGCCACCACGCCGGACTCGATAACGCCCAGAGCATCGTCGCCGAGGTGCCAGAGCTGCACGGCCATGTCTTCGGGGTAATAGACATTCTGCACGCCGTCGGGCATAAAGCCGTTGACCAGCCGCAGGTGCAATTCATGTTTCAGCACACCCTCGCAAAAGCCGTGATCCTTGAAAATGACCAGGAGGGCATCGCCGTCGGGCGTGCAATTAGTGTACTCGCCGCCGACACGGGAGGCTATGAACTGCCGCCCCGGCTTTACCCAGTAGCGCAGCTCAAAATCGACTTCGGCAGGGATAGCGACAAAAGCCCCGGCGGCATCGCGGAAGCGCTCGCGGACAATGAAATCGCTTTTGTAGTTTATATGTCTGATAGAGTCCATTATGTAAGCCTTATGTTACCTTTGCCGTCGAGGCGGAGGGCACCGGCCGCAGTGAGGCGCAGGCGTGGTGGCACCACTTCAATGCAAAGAGATTTATAAACCGATGTGTCAGCCGTGGCGACAGCGTGGACCGTAGAGCGGCCGAGTGCAACGGGCCGCACAAAGCCGTCGGGGGTAACTTCGACCGCCTTGTGGTCGCTGATGAACAGGACAGAACCGAGGCCGAAGCGCGGGAAAAGGGCCGCGCCGATTTTCTGCCGCACGGGGTTGGAGATAGTAACGACCGCCGGCACCGAGGTAATATCCACACGCTCCGGGGCATTGAGGTTTTGGGTGGAGAGCTTCGCCACGAGAGCCTCCACCAATGCGCGGGTCTGTTCTGACCGCTGAATTTCGGCGGCGGCATTGGCGGCGGCAGCGTCGGCACCGGCGAGGCGTGCGTCAATGTCGTTTTGCAGTTCCGGCACGTTCACGGAGAGGAACAGGCGCACGGCCTTGTTAATATCGCCGCAGGCTTCCGTAAGGTCGCAAAAGAGCTGTCCCACCTGCTGGGCCGATATAGTTTTAGCCTGCACGGCGTCGCGGATAGCTTCGGCGCGCGCCAGGAGGTCGGCGGTGTCAAGCAGCTGCAAATTGTTTTCTGTGAGTTGGGCCATATTTGTGAGGGGTTAAGATTATGAAAAAACTTCGCTGAACGGGTCGGAGAAAATGCGTGTGAACTGCTGTTTGCTTTCTACCTTGACAGGTTCTTTGCGGTCGAGCAGGTCAAGCACTTCGTCCACCTTGTCGAGCACGAGGGCATCGTCGTTACGGTCTATCCAGGGGCGCAGTACAGACGGGCGTTTTGTGCCGGTCTGATAGAGCAACTCCTTATATTCGGAGGGGTCTATGTCAGTGGCCGGGCAGATATGCCGGAGGGCGTAGGCCGAGCGGACGGCAGGGCTGACGACATCTTCCAGCTCATAGTTGAGCGTCTGGCCGTCGGCGAGCGTAGCGGTAACGGGCAGACCGTTGCGCTGCGCCAGGGCGAACACGCCGGCGGCGGAGCCCAGGACAATGACAGCAATGTCGAGTAGTGTCTGGCGGTCGTTAACTGTTATCTGCATAGCTTATGAAATTTGCACCACGCCGTCGGGCGACAGTGTGAGGTTAGAGACATCGAGGCCGCAGGCGCGGAGCATCTTTTTAGCGTTGCCGGGCCAGAACGGGTCAGGCTCCCCGGCGAGCATAAGGGGAGCTTCGGCACCGAGGAGGGGGTGTTCCTTGAACTCGCCGCGACAGGAGCGCAACACCAGTTCGGCGATGAAGCCTGAGGCATCGGCGACGACAGCGGCGGAGCGCTCTACAAGGAGGTCGCCGGTGTTAATATCAATCTGCAAACCGTTCATTGCTTAATTTTGGTGTTTTCGTAATCGCCGCGTTTTGTCGTTGTGAGCTGAGCGCCGAACCAAGAGGCGGCGGCAGTTTTGAGCGCCGCGCCACCGTCCTGAGGTGCCGGGGTCCAGCCGGACATCGCGGTTTTTAACTTGTTAATGTCGTTTTCAATCAGGTTAAGGCGTTTAGTCAGATCCTCAATTTTTATAAGGCCGCCGAGGTCGCCGCCGTTAAAAATGATGTTTTCGCGGTTAATGTCGGCTGACATCTTTTCGGTTTTGATGCGGAGGCCGTCGGCGTCCATGACGGCGGAGGTGTCGCCGATCACAATTTCGGCGGACTCAATTTTTTCAGTGAGCAGCACCACCCCGGCGGCGCCGTCTGCGACAAACCCGACGACCACAAACGACCCTTTTTCCGGGAACAGGCAAAAGCCATAGTCAGCCTCCTGGTTAGCCTGGAGATTGACACCGAGCAGGGGCGCGCCCTCATTTATGGGGGTGCAGTCAATGGTGCGGGCGTTTTTGTCTACTTCGTCCACGGTGCACACCAGGGCGACCGTTTCGCCGTCGGGCTGTGCAAGCTGCCGGATAATGTTTCGTAAGTCTGACATAACATTAAGAATTAAGCGACGCGGAGACCGAGGGTTATTTCCTGACGGAAGCCGCCGTCGCCGTATTTGATCACTACTTTTTTAACCTGGTACACGCCCATTTTTGTGCCGTCGATAATTAAGCCGATAGCGTCGAGAGGGTCCACGAGCTTATAACCGAAAGTGGTAAAAGAGCCGGTGAGGCCGTCGCGTTTCAGGCGTTTTATTTCCTGCTGGGCCCAGGCTTTCAACTCGCTTTCGGTTTTGTTGTAGGTGTGCAGGGTACGGTGTTCACCGTCGCTGTCGCCGACCTCAACCTTGATTTTTTTATTATTAGGCATGAGGCTGACCGCCTTAACGCGCAGGCGCATATTTTCTGCCTTTTGCTGCTGGAGGCTCTGGTCTGAAATGATGTTAAGCCCGGTTTTGAACACTTGCGCCGGGGTGCTGTCCCGTTCAAAGAGCACACCGCAGTAAAGCACCGGCTCGCCGTCCTCATAGCGGAAAAATGAGCGGATACCCTGTTCCGACAGTTTGCCGAGCAGAGAGGCCACGGTGTCAGCGGTAACGCGGTAAGCTCCGAGCGACTGTTCCCCCATGATGTTGAGGCGGTGGGTAATTCCCTGGTCCTTGAGCAATGTTTCGAGGGTAACGGAACGGTAAGCCTTTTTGACCGCCGGCATCTGTTTGAGCTTGAACATATCGTCCTCGCAAGTAATGACCACGGGCGTTTTGAAGCCGACATCACGCACCCAGCCGACAAAAGCCAGTTGTAAGTTGTCATCGTAGCCCAGGGATATGCGCACACTGTCGCCGCGATGCACCGGAATTTCAGCCGAGCCGTCCCACTTCATTTTTTTAGGCAGGGTTATTTTGGCTTCGGCGGTGAGCTTTTCGGTGTCGCGTGTAATCTCCACGGCAGTAACAAAGTCGAGCGACCAGGAGCGGTCGCCCTTAATCTCAACTTTTGCGCACAGTCTGAACATTGCTTAAACGGTGTTTAACGGGTGTTTAATAGTCGTATCTGTTTGGGGGCATAGAGCCGGAGCGCACGGGGTTGCGGGTGTCGGTGTTTCCGTCCGGGGAGATATAAAGCGGGAGATCCGGGGAGGCTTTGGAGCTCTGGACATCGCGGAGCCATTTAACGGCATCGTTATAGAGGCACTCGCGGCGCTCATGGCCCATGTTCTGGGGAAGACGGTGGACCATAAGCCACAGGGAGATGTTAACGGCAACCTGCACCAGCATGGCATTACGGCACGAGCCTGAGGCGGCGAAAGCGCGGTCAATGTCGTAACGGCTTCGGAGATAGGAGGAAATCTGCTCCAGTGCGGCGGCTTCGGCGACTTCGCGCGTTTCGGGGCTTTGGGTTATCTGCTCAAACTCGTAGTCGTCGCAGACAGAGCGGTAATCTTCAACAGTCAGGAACATGTGCGCGAGGTTTTGGGGGTTGCTTCATAAATGGCAATCTGGCGGGCCTTTTCAGCGGTCAGACCGGGGAAACGCTTTTGCCGGATCAGCTGCTTCACGCCCTGCATGGAAACGCAGACGGGGCGCCCCTGGTACACGAGCACCAGGAACTTTTTGCGGTAGAGGTCAGCGGAGCGGCGGGCTTCGCCGATCGCACGTTTTTTGCGCCAGTCGAACAGGAGGGCGCGGAGATAGTCGAGAATTACCATAATATATTTTTAGCTGTTTTCCTCATGCCGAAAGAGGGGGTGAAAGATTGGACGCGGGTATCACGCTGTAAAATCCAGATAGCGCCCTCGTCGGCATCGGGGGCGTCGTCGTGGCCGCGCATACCTTTTTCAAAAGCAAGAGTCTGGTCAATGCCGGCGAGCATGTCGGGGTCGTCGCGCTGGGAGTCGTCGTAGGTAACAAAGCCGCGTTCCCACAGGGGGCTGACAGCTTCGACACGCTGGAACTTGTCGGGCTTTTTGCGCTTATCGCCGGTAATGGGGAGCTGGTAGCCGCGCAGTTCCCCCTCGCGGCGGAACTCATCAAGTATAGTGTCCTGCATGAAATTGGCCTCCATGTACCAGCGCACGGCAATGCCCTGGGCGCGCGCCCACTCGTAGAGGTCATAACACCAGCGGACCATTTCGGCCACGGAACACTGCCGGACAAAAGCGCGGAGGTGCCAGAGCTGGGAACCGACCTTGCCCCAGAGCTTCGCGGCCTTAAAGTCGTTTTTGGTGGAGCCCTTGAAGCTGGGGTCGATATAGAGGACAATTTCGGAGAATTTGGACCAAGCCGGGCGTTTGCCCCAGCGGATCCACTCATTTTTGAACACGGCACCCTCGATAATTGGGTTGTTCATGTATTCCTTTTGAAAAGCGCGATAACCGGCGACGGCTGCAAGGTCCTGCACTTCGGCAGGGGTCCATTTGGCAGCCCATGAGATTTTGCCGGCGCGGTCGTAGATGTTTACGCGGGTAACGTGGACAGTCTTAATCTCGCACCACTTCGCCAGGACGGAATTTTTTGCAATGAGGTTGCCAACCATGAAAAAGCGACCGCGGCCGCCGTCGAGAGTGCCGAACAGAGCGGAGCGCACCCAGTCGAACAGTTTAGAGACACGGGCGGGACTTTCCACCAGCTCGTCATCGTCGAGGTCGTCGATAACGACATAATCGGGGCGGTGTGAGCGGTAGCGCAGACCGCGTGGGGACTGACCGCGACCACGGGCAAAAAACGCCACTTCGGAACGGGTTACAAACTCGCCCTCTTCCCAGGATCCGGCGTTGTACTGTTCGCCGAAATCGGCAATATAACGCTGGTTGTACTGTAATTCGGCCTGAATGTCGCCGAGCAGGGTTTTTGCGTTGTCCTCAGACTTGCCGACCAGCACCATGACATTTATTTCGCGCCCCTTGACTTTGGCAGTGCCGAAAATCTCAGCACCGAGAATGTCCCACGCCATAAGCCACATGGGGATAAATACGTCCATGTTGGTGGATTTTGCCGCGCCACGGTGCCAGACAAAACCGGCCTTGAGGTTGCGGTTTTTCCTTATTTTGTTGGCGGCATCGATATGGAACGGCGCGCAGGGCGTCGACTGCCCCGTTTCGGGGTTTTCGGTCCAGTGGGGGAAATAGTGATCTACGAAATCGGCATAATTCAGCAGCAGCCGGCGCAGACGCGCAAGGCGCTGCTCGGCTGTTTCGTTTATGTTTACGGCGGTGGCGGCCTGGACCGTCTCGCAGTGCTGTTTCCACTTTTCGCGTGCTTTTAATATCTCCGCTTTCGTAGCCATGCGTTAAAAACTTTCTTTGAGCTTTTCGGAAATGAAAAGGTCGTGATAATGATTTATTGTTTTGAGCAGTTCCGGGGTAACATTGGGGTCGAAGCTCATGCGGTATTGCAGCCATTTGCTGAAAGCCATAAAAACCTCAATGACATCAACGACTGATGTTTTTTTGTCGAGGCGTTCAACGGTGGCGGCGAACTTGACCAGCTTGTCGGCACTCGCCGCAGTTTTCTCCGGGGAGGGGTCCGCGGCCAAATCCTCAAGCAGCACGTTAATGCTGTTAAGTATCTTGTTGACCAGTTCCGGGCGTGTGATGTTGGCGGCGGCGCGGGCCTGTTCCCAGCCGCCGTCTGCGACCCATTTAGTAACAGTCTGTGCGGACACGCCGACCTTTTCGGCAATGGACTTCTGCGGCTCCCCCTGCATGTAGAGCAGACGGGCGTGTTCGCGCTGCTGCTCACGGTCTTTTTTAGTAGCCATTCATAATAAAATTACCTGAATTAGATGCAGCGCGCCCACTGCGGGCACGCTTTCACGGTGCAAAGTTGGGGGAAAATCACACTATAATAAAAAAGAGTGTAAAAGTTTTACACTCTTTTTGTTAGGGTTGTGAACTATCCTCAACTTTGCAGCGCAGAACGACATAAAAGCTATATCGCGGCGTAGAGCAGAGGCCAGCTCGCCGGGCTCATTCCCCGGAGGTCGCAGGTTCAAATCCTGCCGCCGCAACAACAATCAAAGCAAGGTAAAAAAGATTGAATAAGTGAAGCCCGGGCGCGGCGGACACACCCCCCTCCACCCACCATCGCGCCGCCGCGCCCCCGGCTTTTTTGAAATTGACAATGAAAGAGGTAATCATAAGCACCGAAGCCGTGAACAGTTACGGCAGCCGCGTACTGACCGACGGCATAGACCTGAGCCAGTACGAGCGCAACCCCGTGCTGCTATGGATGCACCGTAGGAGCTGGGAGCCGGGAGCCATGCCGATAGGCAAGGTCGAAAATCTGCGCGTAGAGGATGGCAAGCTGATAGGCACCCCGGTATTTGACCAGAACGACGACTTTGCCAAGCGGATAGAGAGCAAGTGGGAAAACGGTTATCTGCGCATGGCGAGCGCCGGGCTGGAGCCGATAGAGACCACACCCGACCCCGCGCTGGTGTTGCCCGGACAGACGCGCGAGACCGTAAGCCGGTCAAAGCTGGTAGAGGTCAGCATCGTGGATATAGGCGGCAACGACGAGGCCCTGCAACTTTACGGGCAGGAGGGCAAACTGCTGAAACTTGCCGCCGGTGAGGACAGCCCCGGACTGCCGTTGCTCCAGGAGAGAAAAGAAGCCGACCCCGAACCGGCCAACACCGGAGAGGGCGAGGAAAACAATAACCCCAAAATCAATTTAACAAAAATGACAAAAGAACAGTTAGCACTCCTCGGGCTTCCCGAAACGGCAACCGAGGAACAGGCGACCGCCGCGCTTAACCTGATGAAAGGGCGCGCCGACAACGCCGAGCAAATCCAGCTGGCAGCCGTAACGCAGGCGGTGGACCAGGCAGTGGCAGAGCGCCGAATCCTGGCAGAGCAGCGCGACCACTTTATCAAGCTGGGCAAGAGTGCCGGCGTGCAGATGCTCCGCGACACGCTCAGCACCATGCGCCCCCAGCAGAAGCCCGGCGAGGTTATCAACCTGGGCAAACAGTCAGCCCCCGGCGCCGGAGAAGCGCCCAAGACCTACACCAAGCTCAGCGAGGTGCCCGAGGCCGAGCGCCTGGAGCTCCGCAAGAACAACCCCGGCGAATATATGCGTCTGTTCAAAGAGGAGTACGGCATGGAGTGTCCCAAACTTGAAGACTAAACACCAAACCAACCACAACAATGAAAAGTAAATTTTTCGCTAAAATTTTCGGCCTTGTGTGCATGATGCTCACGGCCGTAACATTCAACGCTGCGGCCGGCGCGACGCTTGCCGTGGCCGTAGGCTGCGCCCCCGGCGCCGGGGCAGTAGCCGGCAATGTGCTGGCGCTTGTAGGAGGCCGTTTCGCCCCTGCCGGGGCGCTTCGCGCCGGAGTGTTCACAGAGATATGGACCGGCGAGATGATCAAGGCTTTCCGCACCGCGCCCGAGGCGCTGGGGTGGATGCAGCGTATCCGCAGTTACAACCAGTATGTGAACCAGGACGTAATCCATTTTGTGGCAATCGGCGGCGACCCTGCCGTGCTTGTCAATAACACGACCTATCCGCTGGCCATTACCGCGCTGACCGACGCCGACAAGCCTATCAGCCTGGACAAATTCAGCACCGAGGCCACGCCCGTAACCAAGGACGAGCTCCACGCCAGCAGCTACGACAAAATGGCAAGCGTTCTGGAGCGCCACCGCGAGGCACTGCGCGAGAAGATAGCCCAGCGCGGCATCCATGCAATCGCACCCGACGAAAACGCAACGGACATCCCCGTTATCAAGACCACCGGCGCGAG